AGTTGATCTAGGAGCATCAGATAAAGAGTTCTGTTTCTGTGTTAAGACTGAGAACCTTAGAATTGTATGCCCTACACTAGGTGGTAAATCAAATATTGTGTCAGGTTATAACGTTGAATTATTTACTAGCAAAGTTGCTAAACTATCTGCTATAATAAAATCAACAGCAAAGAAAGAATTAACTAATCTTGAATTGCTTGTTGCACTTGAACCTGATTCTGAGTATTAATGAACATCTTTGTCACAGATCCTGATCCTGTTAAATCTGCTCAGTCTCTACCTGACAAACATATCGTCAAGATGCCCCTAGAAACCTGTCAAATGCTATCAATCGTAGCATCAGAGGAATGGGGTCATTCTTTTGGCACTCTACCTCGTGCTGATGGTCAACCATATCGCACAGCAAAGGGTGCCTTTCGTAATCATCCTTGCACACAGTGGGCACAGAAAAACTGGCGGTGGTTAATTGACCATGGTCTTGCCTTATGTGAGGAATATACACACAGGTATGGCAAAAGACATACTTGTCATGATACAATACTTGTAGCAGATCAAATCTTTCCTAAGAAAGATCTAGGTCCTACACCATTTGCTCGTGCTATGTACGATGAGTTCAAGCATGACAAATCTATTTCTACATTTGATGCATACAAACGTTATGTTGCATCTAAACCTTGGGTATGTAATAATTATCTGAGGAAACCTGATCGTAAACCTAACTGGGTTTAATTTTATTATGAATGATTTTTTGTGGGTCGAGAGATATCGTCCCGCCAACGTGAGAGAGTGTATTCTTCCTGAGAATACGTCTCAAATGTTTGAAGGTTTTGTTGAACAAGGAGAGATACCTAATCTTCTCCTAGCAGGACCCGCAGGCATAGGTAAGACAACTATTGCTAAGGCATTATGTAATGAACTAGAAGCAGATTTCTTTGTTATTAATGGATCTGATGAAGGTAGATTCTTAGACACTGTAAGAAATCAAGCAAAGTCATTTGCTGCTAGTGTTTCTCTTACATCAAAAGCAAAGCACAAAGTTATAATTATAGATGAGGCAGATAATTGTACACCTGATGTACAAATGTTATTGCGTGGTAATATTGAAGAGTTCCAGAATGCTTGTAGATTTATATTTACATGTAACTACAAGAACAGGATCATTGATCCTATCCACTCACGTTGTTCTGTTATAGATTTCAACGTCAAAGGAAAAGAGAGAGCACAAATGGCAGCATCTTTCTTTGATAGAGTGAAAACAATTCTAGATATTAATAAGATTGAGTATGAAAAGAAAGTTGTAGCATTAATTATACAGAAATACTTTCCAGATTTTAGGAGAACATTAAATGAGTTACAAAAGTATTCCAGTAAAGGCAAAATTGATGTCGGTATTCTTAGCACTGGTGTGGACCTTACAGTTTCTGATCTGGTTAAACATCTTAAAAATAGGGAATTTACAAACATGAAGAAGTGGGTTGTAAACAACCTAGATAATGAACCACAAATCATTATGAGAAAAGTTTACGACACCATGTATACTTACATGAAACCAAAGAGTATACCCGAAGCGGTTCTCATCATAGGTGAGTACCAATACAAAGCAAACTTTGTTATGGATCAGGAAATTAATCTGGTTGCATTCATGACAGAACTAATGATGAGGTGTGAATTTCAATGAACTGTTGGCACTGTAACACAGAACTAATTTGGGGTGGTGATCACGATGGTGAGGACTACTGTAATGAAGAATATAATATAGTTACTAACCTATCGTGTCCTAAATGTGATGCGTTTGTTTTAGTTTATCATTCACCAAAGAAGTGGGACGATGACGATCAAGAAGCATGATTTATTTCCTACAACAGTCTATGAATTTAGACTAGAAGGGGAGGATATGGAAATGATGTATCAGGCACATGAGTTTGCAAAGACTCTAAGTATGCAGATGTATAATTTTCCTGCGGGTGTAAGAACAAGTCGTGGAGACATACACAAAGAAGAACCCATGAAACCTCTATGTGGGTTCTTTGAGGACTGTTTAGACTACATTAGATGTGATCTTGCACTACAAGTAGAAGCACTTAAAATCTCACTTGCATGGGCAAACTTTGCACCCGCAGGGTCAGGTGTAGGACACCCTTTACACCGACATAATTACTCATATTTGTCTGGTGTATTCTATTTTACAGAGGGTAGTGATACTATCTTCCAAGACCCAGTGGACATTCGTAACCTAGACACACTAGAAATTACCAGAGACTACTTTAATGGTCCATTTGAGAGGATAAAAGCAGAACCAGGGAAACTTGTTATATTTCCTGGGTGGTTAAGACATTACAGTGACCCACATGCAGGAGAAAAAGACAGGTGGTCTATGTCTTTTAACTCATTACCTCATGGTGCTGTCAATGCAGGACCACAAGGTGTACCAATGGCAAGGATAGAAGTATTATGAGATTATTAAAAACTCCACTCAGATACCCAGGTGGTAAATCAAGGGCATGTGTACGTCTATATGACTGGTTTCCTCCTGATATAGATGAGTTCAGAGAACCATTCGTAGGTGGTGGATCAGTAGCATTATATTTCAGTCAGTTACACCCCGATGTACCAGTATGGATCAATGATTTATATGTCCCTTTGTACCATTTTTGGATCAATTTAAGAGACAGAGGTGATGAGTTAAGTGACACCTGTTATGCTATCAAACAAGACCATCCTACACCTGACCTTGCCAGAGAATTATTTGACAAAAGTAAGGTAGAAATACAGTCAGCAGACAGTTTTAGACAGGCAGTTCTGTTCTGGGTACTTAACAAGTGTAGTTACTCAGGACTGACAGAGAACTCCTCCTTCTCACAGTCAGCATCAAAGCAAAACTTTACTCTGAGAGGTGCTAATAACCTCAAAAAGTACCAAGAAATCATATCTAAATGGGAGATCACATGTCTTGACTACACTGAATGTTTACATGAGGAAGGTGAAAACATATTTCAGTTCCTAGATCCACCATATAAGATAGGATCATACCTATATGGACGTGATGCAGGGTTGCATAAGGAGTTTGATCATGCTAAGTTTGCAGAGGATTGTAAAGATGCAGAAGGTAACTGGATGATAACTTATAACATTGACGAAGAGATCGAAGAAATGTTTAAGAACTACAACCAGAGATACTTCTCTATAACATATGGTATGCAACACAGACCAGACAACACTAAGAAGGCAGAACTATTAATAACAAACTACGACGAAGAACCTATCAACCCCTTAGAACAACTACTTTATGGATAAATTTGAATATTCTCTCAGTACATATCTCAATGGCATAAACTTAAAACAAGGCAACATTCAAGACGATGAACGTGCCATGAAGAAGTACCCAAAGTTTGTAATAAACAAGTGTATGTCTGACTATATTGACTGTATTATGTACAGTAATGAAATGAACAGATATTATGACTTAGATAACGATCTTCAATATAATTTTTATCTATATAGTATTAGGAAATCTAAGAGGTTTTCTCCCTGGAATAAAAAATCGACAGATAATGACCTAGAACTTGTCAAGAAGTTCTACGGATATAGTACCGACAAAGCACAAGATGCATTGAAACTACTGAGCAAGGGTCAACTTGAAGTCATCAAAGCGAAACTTAATGTTGGAGGAAAAAAATGACTGATGAGATCTCTTGGTCTCAGGATATGATGTTAGAAGTGACTTTGAAGGAACCTGATGACTTCCTAAAAGTCCGTGAGACCCTTACTCGTATCGGTGTAGCGTCCCGAAAGGACCACAAACTATATCAATCCTGTCACATATTACACAAAAAAGGCAAGTATTATATAGTACACTTTAAAGAACTGTTTGCGTTAGATGGGAAACCAGCAAACATCACTAAGAATGATGTTGAAAGACGTAACAGAATTGCTAAGTTACTATTTGATTGGGGGTTAGTAGACTTCCAAGCAGAAGATTTAACAGAGGTAGCACCATTGAATCAAATCAAGGTACTATCATACAAAGACAAGGCAGACTGGATCCTTGAATCCAAATATAACATAGGCAAAAAGAAAGTAGTAGCAGAAACATGAAGGCATTTGCAGTAAAACAAATCAAAAGGTTCTTCGAGACAGGAAACTGGGCATTAAAGTTAATCTTTATTGTTGTACTTGCAGAACTGACCTTCGTTGGTGGTGCTCTTGTTGGTCTTGCAGGACCACTTGATGACAATGACAGTGACAACATTAAACATATACTGTCATTAGTTGCTACTAAATCATTTGCACTCTATGCTGCTGAAAAAGCAGGAGCAAAAGAAAAGTACCTAATCGAAAAAGCAAAAACATGATAGGCGAAGAAACACCAGAGATCAAGTATGATCGAGCACTGACACTATTTCAAGAGTCAGTCATTAAACCTGACCACAAACTCAGGGGATGTGCACACAACCAAGGGTGCTATGATGAGTTGATGGAGATTAGAGAACATGTGTTGAAGTATCTTAAAACATTAAGAGAAGTCACACACCATGTAAATGCTGATGAGAGTGATGAAATAGAGACTGCTAAGATGATTTCAGAGAAACCTTACTACACGAAATGGAGATAAAGTTTCATAAAACATTTGGACCAGGGAAAGAACCATGGTACGTCAAGTATGAGAGATGGGCGAAGAAACAACGCTTCCCTATCTCTTTTTTGGCATTAGGAGTTATCGCTTGGTTAAAAGAGAAATGGATAGAAGGTAAGGTTGACATGGAAATGACAAGTGTTGACGCACAGGCAGAGGAAATATTGCAAAAATGGGAAGAAGATGCTAAGATAAAGTCAACAATCAAAACAACTCCATCAGAGGTCAAAGGACTCGATGACATGGAGATAAATTACAATGAGTGAAGTCCACTTTAAGAAGCATCGGGTGTTCAGAGAGACACCAGATGTCATATTTTATGACATTTCGGTAGACGAATCTAATGCATCTGACTTAGTGATACATGATGGTCCTGCTACATCACCACCTGACGACATGGTAGGTGCAAAACAGTTCTATATTCACAAATATCAGGACGATTACAACAGAGTTGTATCAGGAGAGAGACAGTTTGAGTTAGTAAACTTTGACTGGAAATATCCATACCACATAGTACACCTCAATCGTGCTAGTGGTGCCCTAATGATACCTAAAATGACCTATCATAGGTCTAAATCAGGTGAGTCAGGGTCTATTGTAATCAACCAGTCACAGAGGTATGAAGGATTCAATAGTGAATCTGAATTTGTACCTGTATCTTGTGCTTCTGTACCTAAATTATACAAGGTATTGATGCATGAGAAACCAGTGGTGCACACCCTAGGTGAGTAGGTTGACTATATAATGTAAGCATGTTAAAATTATTTGTTACTAAGTATGCAAATGAACACATATCACATATATTGGAAAGATCGACCTATTTTTAAGAACTTGGAAGAGGATGATTTCTTTATGATATGGGAGAAAATCATGCACTCCTACAATGACGAGTTATCTTACATAAGATTGAAAGGTAACGAGACAGCAGACCTCGAAACATCACATTAATGTACTCAGCGACAACCAATCTTGAATCAGCGTTTTACCTCTATGCTAAGAGAGTAGAAGCACTTCATGCTATGGTTATGGGTAAGAAATTAGATGCACAAGAGGCATACAAACACCTTAAAATAGAGCGAAAAGCACTAAAAAAGGTGTACAAAAAACATAAACGAACTGAATACGACAGACATTGAAATTCTTAGGATTAAGAATTGATGATCATGATTCCAACATTACATATACTGATGGTAAAACAGTAAAGTATTGTGCAACTGAGCGTCTTTTCGGCATTAAACATCATGGATACGATAACATTTGGCAGTGGTCAGATGTACTAGATTCTTGGGGTGTAAAATTAAGTGACATAGATGCTATTGCTATGATCACAGACAAGATTTGCTTCGCAGAGAACGAAAATTATAGAGATTTAGACTTAGGACTGCCATGTCAGACGTATGCAGTCGACCACCACTGGGCACATGTGTTGAGCACATGGATGCTTGGTGACATACCCAAGGTAAACTATGTATTTGATGGGTTTGGGAACAATGATAGGTCACATTCACTGTATTTGAACGGTAAATTAAAGACATCACACAGCGTTAAGAAGACTGGTTCTATCGGTGTTGAAATGGCATATGTAGGTAAGACTTGTGGGTTCACATCAGACGAGTGGGGACTAGATTTAGCAGGAAAAGTGATGGGATTGCAGTCATATGGCATGAATGAACCCAACTACTATAACCTGATGGATCAGTATAGTATTGAAGAGATCAAACAAATCTGGAACTATGACTCATGGATCAGAAAATGGGATAATGAGTTCGATATTAACTGGTTACGCACTGTACATGAGATAACTGGTGACAAACTGGTAGAGTACATGACTCGCACTGGTGATGGACCTATAACATATACTGGTGGTGTAGCACAAAACTCTGTATTTAATGGAAAACTGCATGAATCAGGCATAGATGTACGAATTCCACCTCATGCTAACGATTGTGGACTATCACTAGGTGCAGTAGAATTTTTAAGACAGAAGTTCCATGAAGAACCCTTCGATACTACTGGGTTCCCCTTCTGGCAGGACGATGAAGCACCCGAAGAACCCACTGATAAGACCATTACAGAGGCAGCAGAGTCACTTGCACAGGGTAAAATCGTTGGTTGGTACCAAGGTCATGGTGAGATAGGTCCAAGAGCACTAGGACACCGTTCTATCCTTGTAAACCCCAGATTACCGAACGCTAAGAACCATTTGAACAAACAGGTCAAGCATAGAGAACACTTCCGACCCTTCGGTGCTGCGGTACTACTGGAAGATACACAGAAATACTTTGAGTTTAAGGGTAAGAGTCCATATATGAACACATGTGCATATGTACACGACGAAGAATTGTTGTCTGTGACACACATAGATGGCAGCAGTCGCATACAAACAGTGGAGGGTGATGATTGTTTTGCTAAGTTGCTTCGTAAGTACAAAGAACTGACAGGTGACTCTGTTTTACTCAATACATCACTGAATATGGGTGGTAAACCAATAGCATCTAAGATGTGGGAAGCGAAAGAATTGTTCTCTAAGAAGGGGATTGAAGATATGTATATTGGAAATGATAAATTGTCTAAATAAAGGTGCATACGGTATGCATTTATGGCAGAAGCAAAGGAAAAACCAAAAGGTATCATCGGCAAGATTAAAGAGAGTGTTGATGACAAAGAGGAACAACTAGCATACTTATCGACACTGATAAGAGTAATAGTTCTAGTGTGGTCGGCAGGAATATTGACGTTAAACTACGTTAAAATACCAGGATATGAACAAGGAGACAAAATTGATCCAACTTTCATAGCTTCGGTCTTCACAGGAACATTAGCTACTTTTGGTGTCGCTGCGGGAGGTAAGAAAAAGAACGGTGACAATGGTGGTAGTGCAAACATATCTAAGAAAGATATGGAATTCCTTATCGCTAAGGCATCAGAGACTGCTCCTGCTCAAACTATCAGGATTGAATCAGGTCCTGTTAAAATCGTCCCAGATACAAAGTAAAATCATGCAAAAACTTGTTAATGCTATCGCCATT